TAAAAGTATATAATTGGCCCTATGTTGGTAAACATTTTTATTGTATTAAATGTGTTTGCTTTTGGTTAGGCCTGTTTATTACCCTAAACTTGTATTCTGCAGTTCTTGTTAGTATATTCGGGTATACAATTAGTTATTTAATAGATTTAATGGATAAACACAGGTATGGATAAACAACAAAAACAAGCTTATATGAAAGTGTACAATGCTACACCTGAGGCAAGAGCAATGCAAAAACGTTATTACCAAACACCCAATGGTAAAGCAGTTCACAGACAAGGACAACACCACTATTATAATAAAATTAAAGGTGTGTATGGTTGTTTTGATGGTGTAACAAATGAATGTTTATATGTTGGTGGTAGTAAAGCAGTTAATGGTAGAATCAATAATCACAGATACGCTACTAATAATTTAAATCAAGCGGCTAAACATCGTCCCTCACATTTAGCTTTATACACAGCACTAGCACAACATCAATCCAGAGATTGGAGAGTAATAGAGGAATGTGAAGTAGAAATGATTAAAACATTAGAAAAACAATATATTAGTCAATTAAACCCAATTTATAATACTCACAAGTGATAAATTTTAATACACAATTAAGTCAAACAGATGCTAAGTGGATACTTGAGGAAGTAGTACCTAAAGCAACATACAGAATAGACCATAAAACATTAGGATGGTGGAGAGATGCCCATAATAAAGCATTCACAGAACAAGTAAGTATACCTGGTTGTAGCTGTGAATATATAGCAACAATGAATGTATGGCAAGGACGTATTAACCAGTATGATCCTCAAATTAGAGCAATAGCTTACCCGCCTATTATAACTGAAACAGGCCAAACAGGTATTAGTAATGGTAAACCTAAAACATCAGGTAAGTCAGGACGTAAACCAAAAGGTAATTCAGGACTAACTGACTAATGGCTATTCCGTTTTATACTAGCTCAATGTTTGTCACTTATTTAGATGGTGATAAGGCTTGGGACTTGATTGAGAAAAAAGTAATGGGGCAAAATGTTGATATGGATGAACTTTATCCTGAACACTTTATTACTGAGGTAACATCGGTACGTAATGAGGAAAATATAAAACAATTACTAATTCCAGATGAACAATACCATATGTTTGAAGGTGACTGTGACAACTATTGTATTACATCATTTGGTAGAATTTTAAACGCAAACTTAATGACTCAAAGTAAAGTATATTTTGCTCAAAATAATATTAAGGTGTGTATTAGATTAAGTAAAATTAATTTTGCCACGGAGTTTATGAAACACGGATGGTCGTTTAATATAGACGAAATTAAACGCCGATACGACGAGAATAAATGGAAATACAACTATAAAGGAAATAAACACAATGTCACAAACAGAGGCAATATTTAACGGTAGGCACATATCATACAAATATCGTATGTATGTATATAATTATATCCGCAACTATGAAATCAAATAAAATAAAACATACCAATCACATTGAGGAAAGTGTGAATTGGATATTAGATAATAAGGCAAATTGGACGCAATACACTAATTGGTCGAGGGAGAAATACCACATCAACAACAGACAAGCTAATGACTTATGGAAACAAGCATGGGTTATTATTAGTGAGGATTTTGAGGATAGTGTAAAACAATCAGTTAATAACGCTTTACTAGAATTAGAACAGCTAAAGGAAATAGCTATGGCTGATAACGATAAACGTATATGGTTAGAGGCAATTAAATACCAAAACAAAATACGTGGTGGTGAGATTGAACGTCAGGAAATTAAAGTACAAGGTAACGTAACATTAAGTTGGGGTAATGAATTAAATCCTGACTTCGGACAAACAGAGATTCTATGAGAAAAGTACACGTTATAGTTCCTTGTGCTTCTAAACAAGTAAATATCCCAAATGAGTTAATGTTCAGAAATATGCCTGTTTTATCTGTTGAGGATTTATTTTCGGAATGGAGAAATACATTAAAAATAACCCAATGTGATAAAGTAAAAGCAATTGACATATATAAGGGCGCTTATTGGCAAGTAGTAAAAGATATTTACGACAATTTATCTAATAATATTTGGATTATTGGTGCTGGATATGGTATTGTAAATGCTGAAGATGAAATTAAACCATATTCTGCTGTATTTAAAAGTGAAAATTATGATAATATAGCGTTTAAATTTAAAAATAAAAACAATACATACCTTGATTGGTGGAAAATGTATAACAAAAATAATATAAGTATTTCGAATTTATACAATGAAGATGATATTTTTATTATTACAGCATCATATGAATATTTTAAAGCAATACATCAAGATGTAGCTAATATAATTAATAAACCAAATGTATTTGTTATATCACCTGATACTAAAATTAAAACAATAACCCCCTATCTTACTCCATCATCATTATGGTTACAACAAATATTTGGAGGTAATAAAATGACAATATCTGCTTTAGTAGTAAAACATTTAATTGAAATATTACCTAAATACAATTATGATAAAACACTAATAAATTACTATATAAATGATTTAATAACTAAATGTAAACCTACTACTAGAAAACCAACAGCTACTAAAATAAGTGATGAAAAATTATTAAATATAGTAAAGGAAATTGGTATTGATAAAACAAAATCATTTATTTATAATAGTATTAATAAAATGGGGTATGCTTGTGGTCCAACTAGGTTACACAAATTATTATATAATCTTAAATTTAATGAAAATAAATCTATTCACATCAGGTAGTTACTTTAGAAAAATAACCTATGATGGTGATATAATGGTTGAGTGGGAAGATAATTGGGGCAACGGTGAACATTATAAACTAATAGATGGTGAATGGACAGCATTAAAACCATACACACCATTAGTTATTATCCAGCGTAAACGTAAACACAATACTTGGGATAAATGAACGTTAAATTATTTAGTCCTCATAAGGGACAGAAAGCAATTATAGATGGGTTTGCTGATTCAGTACACAAGTTTGGTGTAGTAGCTACAGGTCGTCAGTTCGGAAAATCATTATTAGCACAAAATATGATGCTGTATTGGTTGCTACAAAACCCAAATCAAAAAGGTAGCTGGATAGCACCTGTGTATAACCAATGTAAAAAAATATTTGATGAACTAACTAATGCGGCACATACAATCATTACTAAACAAAATAAAGCAGACCTTACAATCACATTTGTTAACGGGTCTACTCTACAATTTTTATCCACTGATAATTTTAATACTATACGCGGTTTTAGTTTTAATTATGTAGTAATAGATGAGGCAGCGTTCGTAAAACAAGATGCAATTGAACAAGCAGTAATGCCTACGTTAACTGCAATTGGAAAGAAATGTTTAATCATATCTACACCTAAATCTAAGAACTGGTTCTATGAATATTTTTTACGTGGTAACACGCCTAACAACGTCTATACTTCATTCAAAGGCATCTCACGTGACAATCCATACGTTGATAAAGACTTTATTATAGAACAACATAAATCACTACCTAAAGACATTTATTATCAGGAATACCTTGCAGAGTTCACAGATGCTGGAAATGATGTATTTACGAATCTAGATTTAGTATGTATGTTAGATGAATGGGGAATACCAAACCGAAGTGAACGATATTATATTGGAGTCGATACAGGCATATCTAATGATTTTACAGTTCTCGCTATCCAAAGCGAATCCGGAAGAATCGAAAAAATTATTAGGGCTAACGGACGAACTTTTGAGGAACTTGGAAAGGATATCGTATTTGAATGCCGTAAGTGGAATGTCGTTGGAGGATTTTGTGAAACAAATGGAATAGGTTTAGCAATGTATGAATTGTTAAAACCACACATTCGTAAACTAGTTGGATTTACTACAACACAAGACAGTAAAACTAAGGGTGTTCGTAAATTAATTTATGATATACAAGAGGGTAAAGTAGAATTACCATCTAAAACCTTAATGCCTGAAGTATTTAATGAAATGAGTGCTTATACATTCAAGTATGCTGCTAATGGTAATATATCATTTACACACCCAAATGGAATGCACGATGATATAGTTGATGCTATTATGTTGTCTAATCTATCCAGAAACGAACACGCATTC